TGCTTTTCCTGTACCATTAGTAGAAGTTTGTCCATCACATTGAACAGGGGTACCGGTGTGGTGTTGCCATACTTGAGTTTGTGTGAAGTATTCAAGGGGTCTTTCAGCAAAGCGATCATGTCCATTAAGAACAAGTTTTGTGTTGCCTGTAGAAAGTGGTGTTCTTACACCTGCAGCACTAACCGCACCACACCATACAAGTTCTTTGACTGGGTGATTGAAGTTAAGATCAACCGATGTTCCAGTACCACTTGTGTGTTGAACTTGTTCAATTAAGTATTCGTGCGATACTTGGGCGAAGCGTCTGCGCTCATCGGTATCAAGGTAAATGTAGTCAGCCCAGAGTTGAGCATTAGCTACAGAATTAACAGAAGCAAAGGTAATCATGACTTTAACTTCGTGGTATTGGAGAGCAATAAGTGGAAGAGCAAGACCTGGGTTGCGATTGAACCAGAATTGAAGAGGAACACGGCAAGTTTGAGCACCAGCAGATGCTAGAACACCACCAGCCATAGCCATATTTTGAAATTTTGTACCAGATGCAGCAGTTCCATCAGTACCAACTAAACCAGCAGAGTTAGGTTCAGTAAGTTCAGCCCAAGCTTCCATCCAGTGACCATAATGTTTGTCGATTTGTTGACCGCCAATTTGAACTTCAACACTATCAATAGCAGTATGTCCAGCATTATTACCAGCACTATTAAGATCAACTGCCATCTCAAGGTACATACGGCCTACGAGATCACCATTTCTCGAAATAGTCGCAGTAGTTTTGTTTCCAGCACTAGCAGAACCGTTAAGGGTTTGGTCAACCGACTCCATCGCGAAGTTGGTGTGTCTGCGGTAGACAACTTTGAAAAAGGTAATTTGTGGATTACCTGTAAGATAAATATCTTGAGCGCCATAGGCAACGAGTTGCATTAATCCTCCTCCCATTGTTTTTTTATAATATAATAAAAGAAAATAATTTTCGCTAAATTAAACTTAAAATTAATTGATATAAAGAATTAATATAGATAAACTTCTATAAAATGTTATGAACAATACTAAAAATAAACCTAAAAAAAATAAGAGAAGATGTAACTACGAAAAGACTACTCATACGCTAGATGTATGTCACGAAAAACAACTCGATAAGTTTAGCAAAGAGTATAATAATTTAGGTAAATTAGAAAAAGAATTAAAATCAATCGAAAAGAAACTTAAGAAAATTAATATTAATAGTGAAATAAATAGTGATGATTCTAATGAAGAAGAAATTACTAATAATATTTCTGAAAAACTAAATTTAGTTCACGAATTAACTACAAGAAAAAATGAAATTACTAAAATTATAAAATCTATAAATTCTAAAAAAACAGAAATAGATTATCTTACTAATACTTCTGATATTCTATTTAATTATTACGATTCTATAGAAAATAATAATGATAATTCTAATAATGCAAATGTTAAAAAAATAATAGATTTTTTTAATCCTAATAAAATTGAAGAGAATTCTCCTAGAAAAGAAAATGATGATTCTAGTAATCGCTCAGAATTACTAGAAAGTTATTTATCTACAACAGATAAAAATTATATTAATAACAATCTAGAACAAGTTGTTCAAAAATGTAATTATTGTAATTCTGAAAATATTAGTGAATTACTAAATGATGGAATTCTATATTGTAATGATTGTAATACTATAGAGTTTATATTAACAGATAATGAAAGACCTAGTTATAGAGACCCTCCTAAAGAAATTAGTTATTTCAGTTATAATAGAATTAATCACTTCAATGAATGGATAAACCAAACACAAGGCAAAGAAACAACTGAAATACCAGAAGAGGTATTCGATAAGATATATTTAGAATTAAAGAAAAATAAAATTGATAATATGGCTACTCTAGACTATGATAAAATAAAAGCAATTCTAAAGAAGATTAAAATTAATAAATACTATGAACATATTCCTTATATTCTTAATAGGATTACTGGTAAAATAAATCCGCAATTAAATCCAGAATTAGAAGAAAAACTAAGAAATATGTTCAAAGAAATACAAGTACCTTTTCTTAAACATTCTCCACAAAATCGCAAAAATTTCTTGAGTTACTCATATGTTTTACATAAATTTCTAGAACTTTTAGGTGAAGATAAATATTTAGAATATTTTCCTCTTTTAAAATCTAGAGAAAAATTACATCAACAAGAACAAACTTGGAAAAAAATATGTGAAGAGTTAGGGTGGCAATTTATTAGAAGTATCTAGACTTTAATAATTTAAAATCTAGGAGAAAAATTATTTTTAATTTATTTATTTTAGTATTTTATATTTTATATTTTTATTAAATTATTTTCAGAGTTTATTGATATTTTTGGATTATATCAATAAATACTTAGGCAAGGCCACCAGCTGGCCAGCCAACAAGACCAGCACCAACACCGAAACCAGCACCTTGTCTAGCCGAACCACTTACCGAAGGGGCAAATAGGTCAAGTAGAGAGAAGGTAGCGGCAGCAACAAGACCAATGCATACAACATCAACTACTTTCATAACTTTACCGGGCATTACGTAGGCAGCTACAGCAACAACAAGGCCTTCTACGAAATATTTAAGCATTCTAGAGACAACTTCACGTACATCTAATCCGTTCATTTTTATAATATATTAAGAGAAAAAATTTTGTATTAAATAAATTTAATTAATTTACAAATATTATTATAATATTTTATTTAAATTATTAATTTTAAATTATTAATTTTAAATTATTAATAATTTATAAACTTATTTAAAAATATATAAATTTATTATTAAATAAAATGGTTGATCAAAATGTTGTTCCTGTTAGTGAAGTAGATTACTTAGAAGAAGATTCTCAAATTCGTGGACAAGAATATGTTTGTTTATCTTTTCTTTCTCCTGAAAAGATTTTAGATAATAAAGATGTTTTTACATTTACTAAATTTACACAAAATTTCTGTAAAGAAGTTCGTGAATTATTTGAAAATCTTAAAATTAAATATCCAGATGAAGAAGATGGATTTAAATCTATTGCTGATAGATATAGATTTCTTTTCAATGATAAACATATGCAAGAAGAATATCAATACTTTATGGATGAAAAAGCAGATGAACTAGATAAAGAATTTAGTGAAACTGTTGATTTTCAAACAAATGTTAGAGGTATTAAAGTACGTGGTTCTTATAATACTATGAAGGAAGCACAAATTAGAAGTGAAGTATTAAAGAGAAAAGATAAGAACCATAATATTTATATTGCTCAAGTTGGTTGCTGGTGTCCTTGGGATCCTAATCCAAATGATATTCAAGATCAACATTATGCAGAAGATAAATTAAATACACTAATGAAGAAATACCGTGAAAATCAAGAATATAAAGATGAAGTATTCGATGATAGAAAGAATGAAATGTTAGAAGCTCAAAAGATAAAACATTCTAGAGTTGAAGAACAAAATAAGTTAGAAAATGTTGATAATAGTGAAAATGTAGGTGATAGTGAAAATGTTGTATTAAATGAAGAAAGTACTGGTGGTAATCTAGTAGAAGATGTTGTAAAGACTGCAGAAGATGCTGTACAAACTGGCGAAGATGTTGCTAAAACAGTAACAGATGTAGAAGCGAAAGATGTTGTGAATGTAGTAAAAGATGTAGTAAAAGATGTAAAAGATGTTAAAGAAGTTGTTACCGATGTTGAACAAGTAGTAAGTGATGTTAAAAATAAAGTAGAAGGTGGAGTAATTTCTGATACAGGTCTAGGAGAAGATAATACAGTAACAGAAAATTATAATGAAGATGGTGCTAGTAATGAAAAGGTTTTTGAAGGTTCTGACCCTTGGATGAGTAGAAAAGAAAATGCTGAAACAGAATAAATGTAAGTAATTATAAATAAATACAAAAAAGTTGAAAAGTTAATTAAACAAAATAAATATATTTAATTTATAATAATAATGAAACTTCTAATACTTCTAACATTATTCTTTGGAATTATTCTAGTAATACATGGTATTTACGAAGAAAAAATAAAAACTTTTAAAAATAAAACAAAAATAGAATATAGATTTATACCTAGGTCATATTATGATGAACAAATTTTCTCTAATGAATTTAGTTCCAAATTTAGTAATTTATTTGATGAAGAACAAAATAAATGGTCTGCTAATCAAAGATTAATAGAACCTGAAGAAACTGGAATAAATAAACAATAATGAATTAATCATTTTTTCTAACATTAATCTTAGTACTATTCTTTTTAACTTTAAATTTTTCCATAGAAAAATCTTCATCATCTGAAGAAGCATCTTCATAATCATTATTAACCCAAAACTGATTAGAACCTAATTTATAATCTTGATGATTATCACCTTTATACCAGAAAACACAATCTTCTAATTTATTACTATTAGAAGTATTATCGATTACTAGACATTCAAAGTTCTCTGTACATTGGTCCATTACTTGTGAAAACACTTCAAATGTTGGAAACATTCCAGCATAATTTTCATAAATTCTTTTTCTATTACCTACAATATTTTCTCTAAGAATAAATACGAAATCAATATTTGTACGTAAATTTGGCGGTATTCCTAGAGGATATTGCATAGTAATAATAAAAAATAGTTTTAAATGTCGTCCATTCATAAACATAGCTCTAATATTTTTATCTTTTGCCCAAGAACTATCATATAAACAATCATCTAAAATAATAAATGCTTTAGGATCTATACGCGATGTACCATATGTAGCACTTTCTTTATTTAGTTTTTTCATTACTAATTTTTGTCGTGTAATTACATTCTGCATTAGTTCTCCTGATACTTCTTCGTGAATAAAAGCATTGGGAACGAAATCTCCATAAAATTTATTTGCAGACTCTGTACCTGATACAACAGTTCCTATAGGAATATCGGTATGATAATACAATAAATCTTTTACTAAAAATGATTTACCTGTTCCTCTCTTACCAATTAATACAACTACTTTATCATTTTTAATTCTTGTAATATCAAACTTTCTTAACTCTAATTTCATAATTAAAATTAATTTATATTTTATTTTATAATTTAAATACGCGATTAAATATAATTTCTAATTTTATAAAAAAAAAATTTATATTTTTTAATTTTTTATATTATGTTCATACCATATTAATATAAATAATATAGAATATAATAAAATAATTCCTGGTTCATTTTTTAATACAAAAAGACTTATAATGAATATTAAACATAATAAATAGTAGATGTTTTTATTTTTTAATAAATCTATGTTATCTCTAAATATTATAAGAAATATTAATGATATTACTAAAAATTGATTTAGTTCATTAGATAATCTTTTCATTTTTTATATTTATTAATATTTATTAATATTTTATAATGTATTTAATTAAAATGGAGGTTCTCCTACATCTATTTCTGTAAATACTTCATCTATATTATCTTGTGTAACTTGTAATATTCCAAATATCATTAACGATACTCCTAAAAATACATATAATGAATAATCTTTATTTTGATTATCATTATTTATATACATTTGATCATCATCTGTTTGTATAGTATTCATTTTATCATGATTAATTTTATTAAAATTATAAAAAACTACTGCGGTTAATAATCCTAATAGTATTGATACTATAAATTTATTATTATATAAAATATCCATTATTAATTTATAATATTAATTTATAATTTTAAAAATATAATTTAAACTAATAAAATTGTTATTTTATATAAATGAATACTATGAAAATATATATTTTAATAATTATTCTAATAATTATTATTGTAATTAGTAATTTATTATTACAAAAAAAAATAGAGAAATTTAATAATGATTTACCAGAATATATACAAGATCAAAATGAGAATATACAACAAATTCAAAATGAAACTAATAATAATGCTACTGAAATAGCTGATGCTATTAGAATTTCTACAGAAGCAAAATTAGAAACAATAGATGCATTAAATCAATTAAATGAATCATCAAGTAATACAGCAGAACAAGTTCTTGAAATAGAACAACGCCATCAACAAATTAATGAACAACAACAAGTTTTAGAAGAACAAATTAATCAACAAAATAGAATTACAAATAGAAAAAAAAATATAGAAAATCATACTATAATCTTTTATGAGCATCATAATAAAAAAGGAAAACAAAAAAAATATTTATTAAATTGTGAAACTAATAGATTTATTTATGTTAATTTATGTCCAAAAAGAGGAAGAAAAAGAAGATGTAATAAAAAATATAATGATAAATGGTCTTCTGTAAAGATACCACCATATACAACTTTAACTGTTTATGATTATGATACTTATAAAAGTAAATCTTCTTGTTACACCAGAAGTAAAGGTGGTTGTAGAACAATTACAAATAATAACTCATATCATAGAGTATATAATTTTAATAAACTTAATGATAGAATTACATCATTTAAAGCAAGAAAAACTCAAAATAATATATTACAACCAACTAATAATTTTTGTAGATAAATTTAAATATTTAAAAAACTGATTAATAATTTTTTATTAATTTATATTAATATTTCATTACTTTATTAATTATATTTAATATTATATTAAATTAATAATGAATAATAAGTTATTAATTTTGGCTATTATTTTAATAGTTATATGTGTTATCTATTTAATAAATTTTCTAAAAGTTAAAAATAAAGAGAATTTTTTTAATTCATATGATTTACAAAATAATACAACAAATAAAATAAATGATACTCAGGAAAAAAGTGATGAAAATAATAGTAAAATAACTAAAACTGGTGAAGACTTAGATATAAGAAAAAATAATATATTAAATACATTACAAAAAACTAATGATAATCTAGAACAAAATAAAGAAAGTGTTGAAGAGATTATTAGAGGTCTTGATGTTTTAAGTCCATATGAAACAGATTTAAATGAATTTACAAAAGAAAGAACAGTTAAATCTGAATATAATGGAAAAAAATGTAAAGATACAAATTTAGATTTACGAGGTAGTGCACAAGGTAATGATGCTCTTGAAATATGTGCTATTAACTGTAAAAATACACCTGAATGTAATTCATTTCATTATGATAAAGTAAATAAATTATGTAGATTATCTAGTTTATGTACATTAAATAATGCTGATAATGATAATGATTTTGATTTATATTTTAAAATAGGAGGAGATGTATATAATCCTTTAACTAATTATACATTATATTCAAATAAAAAATGTAAAAATACAACTAATACATTATCACACGAATCACCAACTATAAGAGATTGTGCTGAAAATTGTACTAATAATCCAGAATGTATTTCATTTGATTATAATACTAATAATAATACTTGTAGATTAACAAAAGATTGTTATAATGAAAATACTGATGGATCAAATAATTATAATTTATATCAAAGAAAAGATATTATTATTCATCCATATGAACAAATTAGAGATATACCATGTGAAAAAAAATTTAATATAGTTTATCATAAATTTCATAATAATTTTTGTGTAGACAGTGATGGAAATAAGGCTAAATTAAAAAGATGTTCTGCTAAAGGTGATAATGATAATCAAACATTTGTTTATAATTCAAATGGTTATTTAGAAAATAATAATGGAAAATGTTTATATTATAATGACACAGGGACAGGACCACAACATGATAAAGAAATAAAATTAGAAACGTGTCCTACAAATCCTGAAATAAAAAACTATCAATGGACTTTTAAAAATAATACTAAAGGTACAAAAAATACATTAGCAATTGTGTCAAATCTTAGAAATAAAAGTACAAATAAAGAATATGCTATAGATGCTAGAAAAGGTATTAAATGGTTAATAAGAAATGATTTAAAAAATGATTTAAAATCTAATAATAATTCACAATTAACTTTAATAGAATATAATAATAATAATCAGAAAGATTGGAAGTTTAGTAGATGGTTTAGAGATTATTATAATTAACTAGAATAAATATCTAAGATTTTTAAATGATTAATTTTTAAAATTATAATATTTAATATTATATTTAATATTATATTTAATTAAATAATGTTATTAAGAGATATTATTATAATAATTATATTATTATTATTATTAGTAGTACTTAAAATTATTAATAATAAATTTATTGAAGATTTTGTAGTTACAAGTATAGGTACAAATACAAATAATAGAGCAATTACACAAAATGATAATGTTAATTCAAATAATAATAATTTAAATGATTTACAAGATACAACAGGAGATTTAGAACAACAAGTTAATGCAAATAGAAATTTATCAAATAGTACACAATATAATGATAATAATGTTTTGGAGGGAGGTCTTAGTCTTAAAGAAATAGATGAATTATTTAATGATGCACATGGGAAATTTATTAAAAAAAAAAATAAAAAATGTAACTATTTAGATATTACTGAATACATTCCTTGTGAAGATACTGACCCTATCCCAAATAAAGGACCTAGTAAATGTCAAATAAATTGTGCTAAAAATTGCGATGATGATGATAATTGTATTTCATTTGAATATAATAGAAGTAATAAATCTTGTAGTTTATCATCATCATGTTATGACACAACAGAAAATGGTAGTAATCTTGTTAATAATTATTATAAAGATGTATATTTTAAAAGAGGAGCCTCTATTCCTGCATTTGCACAATTTAATAAAAGAGAAAATAAAAAATGTAATGATAATACTAAGATAGAAAATGGAA